CTAAATCTGAAGAAGAATTAAAAGTCTTTAAAGAAGAATATCCTGACATATATGGAGTTGTGGAAACTGTATCTCACTTGCAATCTCGTAATGAGATGACAAGTTTACAAGAAGAAGTTGAAGCTCTAAAGAAAAGAAATGATACTTTGGCAGCTCGTGAAGCTCAATTAGAGTTATCGAAATTTCATCCAGACTTTAATGAAATTAAAGAATCAGATGATTTTCATACTTGGGCAAATGAACAGCCAACAGAAATTAAATCTTGGATTTATGAGAACAACAACAATGGTAAACTTGCAGCAAGAGCAGTCGACCTGTACAAGAAAGACCGAGGACTTGGATTAGATAAAAAAACTACTACTAAAGGAAAGCAACCTACAGAAGGTGCTGATTTGTTAGTTAAAACTAAAGAACAAATTGGACAACCTACTGGACAGAAGCCAACCTTTAAATCATCTGACATAAGAAAAATGTCTGATGCCGAGTTTATGCAATTTGAAAAAGAGATTGCTATAGCTCAAAGAGAAGGTAGATTTATTCAAGATGAATAAATTTATTTTTATTTTTATCAACAAGTAAACAAATAAGGAAAATAATTATGGCACACTTCGCAGGTGGAAGCACATTAAACTTTGCTGCAGGAACAGCAGGACAAACGAATCAGTTTTGGGTTCCAGAAATATACAGCAAGAAAGTACAAATCGCCCTTAGAAAAGCTTCAACAGTTGAAGCTATCTGTAATACAGATTACATGGGTGAAATCAAAGCATATGGTGATACAGTTAATATTGTTAAAGAACCTACTATTGCTACAGCAGCATATACTAGAGGTCTTGCAACACCAGCAACGACTATTACTGACCAAGAGTTAGTATTAACAATTGACAAAGCTAATTACTTTAGTTTCCAAGTGGATTCTTTAGAAAAAAGGTTTGGTCACATTAACTTCCCTGAAATAGCATCTAATAACGCAGGTTATCAATTAAAAGATGTTATGGATGCAGAAGTTCTTGAAACTATGTATACTGACGCAATCGCAGCTACAGCAGTTCTAACTCCAGCAGGAAACGCAGCTAAAGAAGCTATCTTTGGTAAAGTTGCAACTCCTATTGATATTGGACACGCAGCAGGTGAGATTGACCCTCTTAACTTTATGAGTTCAGCAGCTCAAGTTATGGATGAAAACAACAACCCTGAAGATGGTAGATGGTTTGTTGCAGCTCCTAGCTTTTACAACCAATTAGCTGACACTTCTTCTAAACTTTTATCTATTGATTACAATGCAGGTAAAGGTTCTTTAAGAAATGGTCTAGTAGCTTCTGGTTTAGTTAGAGGATTTGCTATGTACAAATCACTTAATACTAAAAAACAAACAATCGGTGGTGTAGCAAATACACCTTCTGTTTTGTTTGGTCACATGAGAAGTACTTCATGTGCATCAGCAATGAATACAGTTGAGTCTTTTAGAAGTCCTACTACATTCGCAGACCAAGTTAGAGGTCTTCATGTATATGGAAGAAAAGTTCTTGATACTGCATCAGTTGGTGCTGGTATTATTAAAATAGACTAATAAATAATCAAATGTTAGGGGGAGCAATCCCCCTTGCATTACTTTAATAAAAGGAGTATTATGTTTGATATTAAAAGTAAGTTGGCAGGATTAGGACTAAGATATAGACTACAGAAAACTTATCAACATTTTAAAACTGACCATAAAGGAGTAGTTTTAGTTGTTGGTATTATTTTAGTTGCTGCAATAATATTATAAAAAATTTAAGGAAACTATGGCTAAAGATTATAAAACATTAGTAAATGAATTGCTAGTAGAATTAAATGAACCAGAAGTTTCAACAATAGCTACAGCAGTAGGAATACAAAAGCAAGTAGCTAATGTAGTTAATAGAGCTTACTTTGATATAGTAGACTCTGTTGATGATTGGTCATGGTTAAGTACAGATGTACCTGATGACCCTTATTATGGAAACACAATTGTACCAACAGTTGTTGGACAAAGATGGTATTTATGTAAAGCTGGTTCTGCAAATGTAGATTCAGATTTTGATTCAGTAAACTGGGATATGTTTACTTTAGTAGATACTAACTCACCTTACACAAATAATAAATTACCTTTTACAACTTTAACAACATGGAGAAGTAACTATGCTTCTTCAGAAGAACAGAATGCAAGAACTAATACTTATGCAACTCCTGTAAGAGTTATAAGAAGTTCAGATGGTAGAAGATTTGGATTATCTCCAATACCTGATAAAATTTATAATATACATTTCTTTGCCTATAATCGACCTACTGCTTTAGCAGCAGATGCCGATACAGTATTATTTCCAGAACAATACAAACCAGTTTTACTAGCAAGAGCTAGATATTATTTATATCAATTTAAAGATAACATTGCTCAATCGCAATTAGCTTTAGATGAATATAAAAAAGGATTACAAAATATGGCTGACAATTTAAATTCACCACAGCCACAATATATGTCAGATGTAAGATTTACTTACTTACTACCATAGGATAAAAAATTATGCCAACACAGGGAGCTTCTATTACAGTTGCAGGAGGATTAGATTTAGTATCAAGTTCTCATGCATTATTTAGAACACCTGGAGCAGCAACTATATTAGAAAATTTTGAATCATCTACAACAGGTGGTTATAGAAGAATTAATGGTTATACTAAATGGGGTGGTGGAAGTTCAGCTATTCCTTCAGGTTCTCAATTAGATGCAATAACAGGATTAATACCTTATGCAGGTGGAGTAGTAACTTGTCAAGGTTCAAATATTTATTGGTCTAGTGATGGTATTACTTGGTTACAAGTTAATAAAAATACTTATGTAAATAAAACAGGAACAGTAGCAGTTACTGCTGGTTCAGCTACAGTAACAGGAACTGGTACAGCATTTACAACTGAGTTTGCTACTAATGACAGAATACAAATTAATAGTATTAACTATAGAGTATTATCTGTTACAAGTAATACAGTATTAACTTTAGATTATAATGTTGCAGCAAGTGTAAGTGGACAAGCTGTTAAAAAAAGTGGAGTATTAGCTGCAGCTTTATCTGGTGCAACTACTATTACAAGAAGTAATCAATCTAATAATCAGTTTGATTTTTATGAATCAGATGGTGATTATGGTACTTTATATATTACTGATGGTACTAATAAAATAGCAGAATTTCAAATAACAGTTTCAGGTGGAGTTAATACTTATTACTTTGAAGAATTATCAAGAGCAGCTCCTACTAATCCTAAAGTATGTGGTATATTTTCAGAAAGATTAGTTGTAGCAGGACAAACAGCTTCAACAAGTACTGTAGCTTATAGTACTAGATTAAAGCCATATGACTTTGAAGGAGCTTCAGCAGGTGAAATAGATGTTGGAGATATTATTGTAGGTATAAAAGTCTTTAGAAATAGCTTAATTATATTCTGTAAAAATAGTATCTTTGAGTTGACAAGTCTTGATTCTACCCCTATACTTAAGTCTATAACCAAAAATATAGGTTGTGTAAATGGAAATTCAATTCAGGAGATAGGTGGAGATTTAATCTTCCTAGCACCTGATGGATTAAGAACAGTTGCTGGTACAGCGAGAATTGATGATGTTGAAATTGGTTCTATTAGTAGAAAAATATTACCTTTAATAAATAATCTATTAAAAAATATTCAACAATATACTATCTCTAGTATGGTTATTAGAGAAAGAAGTCAATACAGATTATTTTATCATAAGTCTGGTCAAGCTAAATCAGGACAATTAGGAATTATAGGAACTTTTAAATTTGATTCAAATGGAGTTCCTGCTTTTGAGTGGAGTGAATCAAAAGGAATGGAAATAAAATTTTGTTCTTCAGAATTAAATCCTCAAAACGAAGAAGTAAAGTTTGGTGCAAATGATACTGGTTACATTTATGAAATAGATAAAGGTAACAATTTTGATTCATCAAATATTAATGCTAGATTTCAAACACCAGATATGGATTATGGTGATAATGGTTTAAGAAAAAGTTTATATAAAGTTAAAACTAATATTGAACCAGAAGGTACTCAAAATAATTTAAAGTTAAGAATTAGATATGACTTTGATAATTCTGAAGTTCCTCAACCAGGAGAATTTACAGTTGGTAATTTAAGTAGTGCATCTTTATTTGGAGCAGCTACTTCACAGTTTGGAACTTCAGTATTTGGAGCAACAACATTACCAAGTAAAAGTGTTTTAGTAACAGGTAGTGGATTTTCAAATAGTTTTAGATTTTTTACTAATGATACAGATGCAGGATATTCAGTTAATGGAATGTTTGTATCTTTTATAGCAGGAGGAAGAAGATAATATGGCAGGTTATGTAAGACAAAGTACAATAGCAGATGGTAATACAATTGATGCATCATTGTTTAATAATGAATTTGATGCACTCTTAGCTGCATTTGTAAATACTTCAGGACACAAACACGATGGTACTGCTGCTAATGGTCCAGTAATTGGATTAATAGGTGATGCAGGTTTAGCAACTCCTTTAAATAAAATTCTTATAGATAGTACTAATCATCATTTAGAATTTAATGTTAATGTTGGTGGTAGTTCAGTTAATCAAATTAATATTCAAGATGGTTTAATTAAACCTATAACTACTAATGATATTGATTTAGGTACTTCAACTTTACAATTTAAAGATGCTTACTTTGATGGTAATGTAACTTTAGATGGTTTAGTAATTGGAAGTGCTACAGCAATAACAGATGTTGATACAGATTTATCATCTGTTTCAGGAAGTGATGATACAGTAGCTTCAGCTAAAGCAATTAAAACTTATGTTGATGCACAAGTAGGTGGAGCAGATTTAGATTTTGCTGGTGATA